CAAACGGAACAAGTATCCGTGAGTATATGCAGACATTCTCAATCTATAACCTGAAGAAAATATGATAGTAGTATTGATACTCAGTATTTTGTTAAATGGAGCACTTGGTTACGCATGTTGGAACTTATTGCGTAAGAACGAAGTAATGGAAGATGCCATAGATATCTTTTACACCCGCTTAGATACGACATTAAAAACTATGCGGGCAATTGACTCACGACAAATGTTTGAAAAGGACGATGAAGTAGGGTCGGTTTTCAATCAAATCGTAGATATAGTCAATGATTTACGCCCGCTTCTATACGGGAGTAATACGGAAGATGGGGAGAAAGAAAACGAAGCTAGGTAAAGTCTACTTTACACAAGAAACAGAAGATGCAATTATAAAATACAACCAAAGTGATGACCCCGACGAACGAGAATATCTTTATCGGGAGTACATTTGGGCACCATTCGATAAATTAGCAGAAAACGTAATCAATAGATTTAAATTTCCTTATATGGAAGGAAGCTTTGATGATGTGAAATCAGAGGTGGTTTCCTTTTTGGTTATCAATCTACATAAATTTGCACATGGAAAGGGAAAGGCATTCTCATATTTCAGTGTGATTGCGAAAAACTACCTAATTTTACACAATAACAATGCATACAAGGAAGAAAAGCGGTCAGTTTATCTTGGGGATAAGACCGACGAAACGTTTTCATTAGAAGAAATCCTTATTTCTGAACCGGAGGAACAAGAAATCAAGAGTGACACACGAGATTTCTTACAATTACTTGTTCAGTACTGGGATTTTAACACTACTAAGATTTTTAAGAAGAAAAGAGACATAGAAATCGCTAACGCTGTAGTGGAACTTCTTCGTAGAGTTGATAATATTGATAATTTCAACAAAAAAGCTCTCTATCTAATGATTAGAGAGATGACCAACCACAAAACTTCGCATATCACTAAGGTAATCAATAAGATGCGAGGTCATGTTTTGGTCCAAATGCAAGAATTCCGTAGAACAGGACATATTTCAGACCCATCCGCATATTTTACATATAAAAAATAGCCTCTAACTATTTATATTGTAGTCACTTGGAGGTTATAATGAGTTTAGACAAGGAATTATTTGACGGAAAGACACTTTCTGACCTCTTTTCGGAAATATACAAGAACACGGATTCGAAAAGACAACAAATCAACCAATATGTTGCAAGTATGGTGAAACTTATTCGTACACCTGAAGATGCAGCAATTATTGGTCCTGTTATAAAAGATTTTATCGAGGTGAACGTCAAAAACGACGAACACCTCGTTCGTGTTGCCCAAATAGCACAACGTATTGTAGGAGCAGCATCAAAGGGTGAAAATATCGATGGTTTATTAAGTGAAGCTGAAAAACAAGCTTTACTTGGTGACCTTAAGATGGAAGTAGAAAAGTTAGAGGACGAAGGTAAAGAAATTGAAGAAGATATCTTTGCTATTTCAAAGAGAATTAAATAATGGCAACTGGTACTGGTGCTAAGATTGGTGTACGAAACAGCGGTGTGATGACGCTTCTTCCTGGTGCTCCTGGTTCACAACCTGGGGTAACAATGGACGCATTTACCTACGAAGCGGCACAGGTGGAGGATATAGTAACCAATGAAACATCGGAAGCATATGCAACAACTAGTAGGACGGCTAACGTAGGTAGAGCAAAAATACGATTTGTTAGTACCGATAAAGGTATGAAAAGTGAAGATTTACCTTGGGCAGATCCTTTGTTTCCATACCAATCATCATATCCACTAATAGGTGAATATGTGCTAGTATTTAAAGCATTGGGAACATATTTTTATATAGGTCCAGTAAATTTAAAACGAAAAATTACACAAAACGCGGCGCCAATAGTTGGTAGAATGCAAAGACAACCAACAGATAACACAAGAGTTGTACGAAACCAAAGAGCCAGAGCTGCGGGTGTTTTGACCCAACCATCAACAAATATTAATCAAGTTGGAACCGTATTCAAAGAAGCAAAGGTAAACCCACTAAAAGTATTTGAAGGTGATGTATTATTTCAAGGACGATATGGTAATTCTATTCGTCTAGGCAGTAGTCAGATGATTACATCTGCCAATGGAGAACAATTTCCAAATATTATTCTTCGTGCAGGACAAGGACCATCGGTGTCATTAACTACAGATGACAGAGGGCCGGCAGCGTTAACAGGTGAAGGTATTAACCAAGATGCTAGCTCTATTTGGATAGTATCGAATCAGATTTTGGGTTTAGTACCTGCAACATATGGAACTACTACATTTTTAAATTCTTTATTTGAGAAACCAACTAATTTTGGTGGAGCATCAATACTATTAAACTCAGATAGAGTAATTTTGAATTCAAAAGAATCATCAATTTTCTTATTTGCAAAGAAAGGAATACATCTAAATTCATTACAAGACGGAATTACGATGGACACCGCAGGTTCGATTGCGTTTAGTACACCAAATAACTTTTCAATCATATCTGACAAGACAATAAACGTAACTGGTGTCAAGGAAGATATAATAATTTCTACAAAACGTGATGCAATTCTATCTGGTGATAGAAATATTATCGTATATGGTAATGAAATATTTCTTGGTGGTAGAAGTACACAATCATCACCTGTTGTTTTAGGACGACAATTGAAGTTATTCTTGTATGAATTACTTCGCACATTCATGTCTACATCACCGTTAACAATAGGACCAACAGGAGTAGTAAATCCTGCATTGATAGCTAGATTTTTGGTAGTATTCTCAAAATACATGGTACTTCCAGATCCGTTTAATCCTATGTGGGCATCAAATGATACATTTGCTATGAAAATTAATACACGTACAATGGCAAGTGATTTACCACCTGGACAAACATTTAAAAATGTTACGGGACTTGGTACAAGAAGTAGTCAAGACGCATTTAATACAGCTGAGAAGTTGGCAAGTAACGCTGGGGTCAAAGACTTACGTAGGTTATATGGTGAAGAACTTATTTCTAAGTTATAATTTATGACATTCATACGAAATCTTAGAGAAACAACAAGAACGGCATTACAAAACCCGTATATTGCGGCATATACACAAAATGCTGTTTTGGATGTATCAAAAATACCTCCGTTGTCAAGAATACCGAGTGATGTACCGTTGGAAACGTTAATAGCATTATCTACTTTTCAACCAACAATAGTACCAGGAGGAATTCAGCAAAATTCCCTACAGAATACACAGGGAATACAAGATATTGTAAATGCTAGATTACGTGCATCGAATGTTAATGTAACAAGATTGTCTAATTTTAGACCATCAATAGCAGGTAGTGCGGTGCAACGAAGAAGAATAAATGGAACAACAATACCTAGAAACGCCAGACAGGTAGTTTTGGCAGGTTTAGATCCAAAAACTAGAAAACTAGTACAGGACTTGGAAGATTTAAAGAAACTACGAGAATTACAAATATTATTGAATGGATTACTAGCAAAAACAGAACTAGAAATTATAAAATATACATCAATATTTAATGCGTTAGTAAATGCGGTAGATGCTGCGGCATCTGCAGCATTAACTACCATAATTGATAAATTGGATTTGGCAGAACGTGCGTATACGGCAGCAAAAAATCTACTTGTTGCGGTGGTAAAAGCACTAGATAATACCAGACGAGCAATACAAAAAGCATTGTTTGAAGATATTCCAAAAGGAGCAGCAAGAGTACGAACTGGATTGGATGCTTTGAACAAAATATTAAAATTACCAGAAGTAAAACTTAGAATACAATTTCCAAAACGACCAAAATTTCCACGTTTAAATCTTGGGTTTGCTGATTTTTATCAAAAATTTAAGAAGCAACTCGAAATTTTAAAGCAACGAAATGGTAAATTTTATCAAAAAGCATACGATACAGCAATACAACAGTCGGGTATAGAAATCGTTGACCCTAAAAAAGATAAAATTCAGCAAGGGTTAACTAAAGCAAGAAATTCATTGAAAGAATTACGAGCACAATTTTTAGCAAAACAAGCTGTGCGTAACGAAGCAGTTAATAGAGCAAGAACACAACTTATTAATAATATAAGACAAACAACACAAGCAACAGAACGTGAAAGGCAGAGAATTATAAATCAATCCGGTGCAGAAAGACAAAGAGCAGGAAATTTAGTTCAACGAGCACAAAATAGATTAGCAGACCTAGCTTCACGTAGATTGTATCTTACACCTGAAGAACAACGAATGATTGTTCCTCGAAGTCAAATAAATATTGAAAGAACAAATCTTCTTGGAGACTTACCACTCTCCCGTCCAGTCACAATTGGAGGAGCAACGGTTGCAGGTATAGTTCCCGGAACATCACTACAAACAGGATACACAACACCAGACGGTAGAACAGTATACAAAGATAGAAGAACAGATAAATTATATGTATTACAATCTCCACAAGAACGTGTGGCAGAACTATCATCAACAACGGCAAATAGACTAAGAGCTAATGCGGGAGAATTCAATTCCACTGTAAGTGCAATTAATACTGCACTGGCTACGGCTGGAGAAGTTAAAGCTACAATGAATAATGATGTTCTTAAGGCACAACTTGGAGTAACTTTATTAGACCAGGCACGAGTGGTTAATAAAATAACACAAGATACAAGACAACAAGTGGTAGCAACAGAGCAAGAAAGTGCTGCAAGGATTAGTGAGGACACTCCTGTAATAAATTTTGGTGATTTACAAAGTGATGAGTTTTCAATAGATAGAGCAACAAAAACAGTAACAACAACAATACGACGATTATCGGCAGCTCAAGCAACAAATGAAGCTACGAACTATAATACAAGAACCGCTGCAAACAATGGATATACTATACCATTAACTATAAATACAGGTGGACCTAGACGGATAGATGTAAATGGACAAGCTACTTACGAATTGGTACTAAGTATTGGATACGCTAGTGCGTCATTATCATGAACATAACCACTATACAATCATTTACAACGTTAAAATCAGTCTAAATCGTTCTAAATCATAGTATTTAGATATTTAAATAGAGGGGCTAAAATGGTTATTTTTTCAAGGAGAAAGAAATGGACAAAACATTATTAAAAGCTTACATTCGTACTGTTGTGGAAGAAGAAGTTAACAGAATTCTTCCAGAACTTTTGGGTGAAGCTGTGGCACAAATTAAAGGTACACAACAAGTTAATGAAACCGTATCAGTACCAACTAAGCCAAAACTTGACCGTTCAAAGTTGGCAGCAATGATGGGATTGGAACGTATCGGTGATACCATCACTGCTACGACAAAAAACATGCCTCTCCCAGAAAATATTCCACAAGGTGTTGATTTAAACAGTCCATCAGTAAAACCAGCGGTAGACGCTATCACAAAGGACTATAGCGCTTTGATGAAAAAGATGGGATTGAGTAAGTAAGATGGCAAAAACTGCCTATCTCGGGTCAACACTTCCATTACAACGCGGTAATCGTGGATATTTCCAAACCACAGTAGATCCTTTGGAAAATGAAAAGTCAAAGTTTATCAATTTAATATTAACTAAAAAAGGTGAACGAGTATCAAACCCAAACTTTGGATGTGACTTATGGCGTTTACTGTTTGAACAAAAAAATGGTGACACGCAAGATTTAGCTAAACAATACGTTACTGATGCGGTCAATTTATTCATGCCATACTTAGTTTTACAAGACATTCAAATAACAAATTTGGATACATTTTTGAATGACAATTTTATTACCTTATACGTAAAGTATGGGTTTTCAAATAATCCATTAGCATCGGATTCTGTATTACTGAGTCTTGGAGCTGGTGGCATTACTACATCTGGAAGAGTTGCGGGGTCGAGTGGTGTAGATGCACAAAATGACCCACAAACAATAAGATCTTTGGGAAGAAGAACAACTTCCAATGGATTAACTATTTAATTTGAGATAGGAAATGGCTACAACCAACAATGTATTAAACAAACTATCTGTAGCACCGAAGGAAGTTAGCTACCTAAATAAATCTTTCGTAGATTTTAAAGGTGATTTAATTACCTTTATAAAAAACTACTATCCTACAACTTGGACGGACTTCAATGAAGCAAATCCAGGTATGATTATGTTAGAACTAGCTGCATATGTTGGTGATGTACTATCATTCTATGTAGATAATCAATTTAAGGAAAATCTTTTAGCATATGCGGAAGAAGAAGGAAATATTATCACCATAGCACAAGCTATGGGATACAAACCAAAAACTATAGTACCAGCAACAGCTGAAGTATTAATATCTCAAATTGTTCCTGCTCTTGGTGCTGAAGAAGGATATATTCCCGACCCAACATACTTTCTCAAAATAGATAGAAACTCTACAGTATTTACACAAGCACCGAATGTAGTAACATTTAGAACAACAGAAATTGTAGATTTTTCTGATCCAATGAATAGATCTGTGGTTCCAAGAACACTAGATTCTACAACGTTATTACCAATAACATACTTAGTTACTAAAAAAGTAAATGTTATTGCTGGAGATGTACGACAAGAAACATTTACATTCGGTGATCCAGAAAAATTTTCTACAATTACAATGGGAGATGTAAACGTCACAGGTATAAGTGATGTTGTAGATGCGGATGGTTATAGATTTTATGAAGTAGATTATTTGGGTCAAGATACAATCATTGACGATAAAGATGTAAGCTATGTTGCAAGTGTAAGTGAGTCGGCAAGTCCATCTTACGCAATAAAATACAGAACAGTTCCTCGTAGATTTGTCACACGATTAACACCTGATAAACGAACACAATTAATATTTGGTTCTGGAAGAGGAAATGCATCGGAAGATATCGTATATCTAGATTCTCAACAGGTTGCAAATTCCGAATATGGTACACAATTAGCCAGTGTCTCACTAAGTAACACAGATTTACTAAACACAGATAATTTTGGAATCGCACCCGCAAACACAACATTAACAGTAACATATTTTTCTGGTGGTGGTGTATCTAGTAACGTAGCATCAGGTACGATTGTAAACGTAGGACAATTAAATATATTAAACAGAACAACAGAATTGAATCAATCCGAACTTGATTTGTTTAATGATACTGTTAGCAGTGTCACCGTATTTAATGAAATGCCAGCAACGGGCGGTCAGGATGGAGAAACTGTTGAAGAAATTCGTCAACGTGCACTAGCAATTTATAGTTCACAAAACAGAATCGTTACACGAAGAGACTACGAAGCACGGGTACTCGCAATGCCAGCAAAATATGGAGCGGTAGTAAAAGTTTTAGCTGTACCTGACACCGCACAAAGCACCATACAGGCAGAACAAACACCGGAAGGACAAGTTATTAACTCACCAAAACCAAACGCAATAAATCTGTACGTTCTTGGATATAATCAAAGTAAAAAGTTAACCACGCTTAATAGTATGGTTAAGAAAAATCTTCAACAATATTTGGCACAATATAGAATGTTAACTGATCAAGTAAACATTTTAGATGCATTTATTGTAAATATCGGTGTAAACTTTGATATTACAGTATATAAAAACTATAATATGTCTGACGTTATGGCATTATGTTTGGGTGCAATCAAAGAATATTTTGACAACAGTAAATGGAATATTAATCAACCGATTCGTTTGGGTGATTTAGCGTTATTAATACAAGCACAAGATGGTGTACAAAGTGTAAATTTCTTGGAAATTACAAACAAGTATTTCTATAAAGATGGTAGAGACTACCAACAATACCGTTATGATATAGCAGATGCCACCGTTGATGGAGTTATATATCCATCGCTAGACCCATGTATCTTCGAAGTTAGATACCCAGAAGATGATATTGTAGGAAGTGCAAAACAATGAGATTATTCCTAACCGCCTCCGCCGATAATACTTTATATCAACGAAATCCAACAAATAATGCGGGATTGGACGAAGTTATTGAGGTTGGTAAAGTAGCAAATCCAGAAGATTTGGAAATTGCATATTCTTCAAGTGCAGCACGTGCACTGGTAAATTTCAAATTACCAACAAGTGGTTCTATACCAGAAACCGCTTCGTTTTATTTAAATTTACGTATTGCAAACGCACAAAAACTACCATATTCACAACAACTAGATATATATCAAATTTCTGGTTCTTGGACAGAAGGTAGTGGATACTATGCTCAACAAACAGTGAATTCTCGTGACGGTTCAACCTGGAGACAATCCAATACATCTGTATCTTGGAGTACTGCCGGTGGTGACTATTACGCAACACCATCACAAAGTATTACACTGAACGAGTATCCATTACAAGATTTGCATGTAGATGTATCAAATATAATGCAACCATTTATATTTGATAACGCAGATTGGTCAATCTTCAAAGGATTCATCATAAAATATCCGTCTGCTTCCGAAGCAGATTATACTAATGAAGGAAATATTAAGTTCTTTTCCAAACAAACACACACAATATACGCACCAGTATTAGAAGCAGTGTGGGATGATTCTACGTTTACAACTGGTTCGTTAAAACCAATACCAAATACATACGATATTGAAGTAGTTCCAAAGAATCCAAAAGAAACATACATTCGTGGGTCAAAAGAAAAGATAAGATTTGTAGTTAGAGACAAATATCCACGAAAGAATTTTGATGCAACATTAAGATATAAAAATGTTTACTATTTACCAACTTCTTCGTATTTCGGTATTGTTGATAGACAAGCAGGAGCAACAGTATCACCAATAGATGCTTTTGCAAAATTAAGTTGTGATGCAACTGGGTCGTATTTTGTATTAGATACTTCAAATTTATACAAGAACAGATATTATTCGATTAATTTAGAAATCAACAATGGTAGTGATGACACCAACATCATCCCAGAAATATTCACATTTTTGGTGAAGTAATATGACTTTTGATGACTTGATTAAAACGTTTAAGGTGCAACCAGACCTCAATAGACAATTCTGGACATCGGAAAACAAACTCAATCCAACCATTCGTAAGGCTCTTTTAAGAATTGCAAAGGAGTTCTATGATAGTATTGAGTTAGAGAACAAACCAAAAATCAAGGACATTGTATTTACTGGAAGTTTAGCAAACTACAATTACTCAGATTATTCTGACGTTGATCTTCATTTATTATTTGATTTTGGAAAGGACAAAGAACTATTATCACAATTTTTCTTGTTGGCAAAATCAAAGTGGAATGATAAACACGATGTTACAATCAAGGGGTATGATGTAGAAGTATACGCAGAAGATGAAAAATCACCACACGTATCAACTGGTTTGTATAGTGTAATGAAGGATACGTGGTTAAAAGAACCTAAGAAAGAAACACCTGTATTTGATGAATTGGACGTAAAAACAAAGGTCAATTATTTTGTAAGCATGGTTAAACAACTTTTTCAACAATATCAAGAAGGTAAGTTGGAAGGGTTGGATACCAAGATTGAAAAATTACGTGATAAGTTGTCAAAGTTTAGACAAGGTGGATTACAACTTGGTGGTGAATTCTCAACAGAAAACATCGCATTTAAGTTATTACGTAGAATGGGATATATGGAAAAGTTGGCAAGGTTGCAAGATACGGTAGTAGATAAACAATTATCAGTTGCGGAAATAAACTAAAATGTTAACAGCTATAGATAGACAATTTAGAGAGCTTGTTGATAACCAATTACCAACAGGATCATCAAATTTAGTGTTACGAGTACCGTTATCTACGGGAGAAGTAATACAATTTACGGCAGAAAGTCAATTTTTTACACCTAGACAAATATCAACCAGTACATCAACTGCATTGGGATTACCAACACAAAGTGTTGTGGAATATACCGCTGGTAATGTACCCGTGGTTAAATTACCACTTGGTAACACAGAAATACCGGCGGCACAGTATTATCCTGTATCAGTTTTTAGTGATGTTTATATAGACACACCAATTGATAATTTTTTTCAAGAATTAGCAGATGACCTTTCATTGCCTGATGATCCAGCACTCGCTGATTTACGTGACCAACGTGATGCTGCATTACGAGCAGCTACGGCACTAGAAGATTTGGCAGCTGCTGCGCAGTTGTCAGACCCAGAATTGTTTGCCGAAGCACAAGAAGCAATTGATGAAGGATTAGCGGAAGCAATACCACTAGAACAACCAGACCCAGCTTCAGAATTAACACCGGAAGAAGCAGATCAATTAGCAGCGTTGGACCTAGTAGGAATTACAGATCAATCTGGTGTAACTGACGGGGCAGACGATATCATCGACCCAACACCAGAAGCATTGGAAGAAGATTTGATTACTAAACTTCCACGAGTACCTGGAAGTAGTAAAATTGAAGGAATCGATACTATTAATAAAGCAATTGATTTACTTAATCAAGGTATTCAAGCAGTTGAAGATTCTACCCAAACTGGTGTAGACGAAGAAGGCAATTGTAAATTTATCACTGTTGCAAAGGGTAAAAAAGGTAAAAAATTCCTTGGAATTAAGTATAAAAAAGAAAAAGCCGAACGTAAAGTATCACGAGTAGAAACAGAAAAAAAATTAAAATTAGTTAAAGAAGATATAACCGCACAAGAAGCAAGTCAACAAGTCATCAGAAATGCACAAAGTGGTATTAAACCGTTTGTTAAAGTTAGTAGATTAGCATCGTTTGCATCAGCGGTCGGTAACTTTGCAAAAGGAGCTGGATTTCTTGGAGCTGTAGTTGGAGCTGTAGTTGGTGTGGCAACAGGCGGTATAGGAACCGCACTAATAGCCGCAGCGGGAGTTACCACGGGAGGAACAGTTGCAGGAACAGCGGTATCCGCACTGGGGACTATTACCAATACTGTCCCTCGTGGGTACACATTGATGAGAAAAGACCAATATTTAAAATTACTTAGAAAGACTGCGGAAGAATTAGAAAAAATATTAAATAAGGATTGTGAATAATGCCCAATCAAAGTAATTTCGTCCAATTAATTCCTGGTAGTCCCAGAGCATTTCCCATATCACGTATTGCAAATTCTGAAGGTGATTCTGATATATTGGAAGGTAGATTACCTGGCCAGTTTGGTTTCAGTCTTGATGACAACGTTGAAATGCATTTTTATGACGCAGCTAATAATTTAGTAGGGTCGGTAGTAGTACCGGTCAGTACTGGAATTGTGTCCGGTAAAACAATTTTATTAACCGATGGTACTGTAGACGAAAAAATTTTAATAGATATGACACGAGTTCAGCAAGAACTTGGTTTAATAGTACCTCCTGGCAACTATACAGTTTCTATAAATTTTTTATCAAATGAAATTGGTGACTATACCAATCCAAAAATGATAATAGAAGAAGTATCACCATCACGTACAGAATTGCGGTTGGGGTTTGTAAACACAGTAACGCAGACGGAACAATCGGAATTATATGAATTTGTACAACCATCTGTACCTCGTGTGATAGCAGCGGGTTTAGTAGCAGATACATTAGGAGTGAATCAACAAGGTACCGGAATCGAAATTGATGAAGAATTGGCAGCATTACTAGATACATCTAGAACGGAAATTCAAAAATTTATAAATTCAGTTCTGTTTGAAATAGAACAAGTAAATCCAAGTATAATTGCACAATTAGCAGATTTACAACCTGAAGCTCCGGATTATCTAAATTTAACTATAGAATACCTTGTTGGTTCTATTTATGATGAGATGGTTTCTTTACTATCATTAACAAAAAATACAAAACAATTTGATAGATTACAAGAAGATGAACTAACAGTACTAGTAACACAGGCAATAGATAATGTTCTCAAAGATGTAAATTTAAATCTGTACACACAAGATACAGTAAGATACGAAACATTGGTGGGGTAATATATGGCTAATGCAGCAGATTATTTATTATTAGATACAACACAACTTCTAAATACTTACAAGTTAAGAACTCGTAGTATAGAGTCTCGCACATTTGTTGCTAAAAATATAGCACCAAATTATGTATTATCTGCTATATTGACATCAAACTTGGATGGAGTAACTCTCAGTCCATCTGCGTTTATTTTACAACCAAACGAAAGTATTACAGTCTCGGTTCAATACGAAACAGACGCATTTGAAATACTTCCAGTAGGAACAGTAGAAGGGTCGTTTGATATTACAGTATCGGCCGTTCCGATAGTTGTGCCGCAAATTCCATTGGCCCCACCAACACCAGATTTACCAGAAGCACCACGACAAATTGTTTCTCGTATTCAAGTTTTACCAACTAATTTTACACTATCGGAAGTTGGTGAAACGACTCAATTTAGTGCTATATTATATGTTGATGATGTACCACAAGTGGATGCTACGTTTGCATGGAGTTTGGAAAATGATACTGCAAACGCATTCAAAATAAACACCACAAATGGTAATATAACATCATTAATTAATGGTGTATCAAAAGCAACAGTAAGAGCAAGATTGTTAACACCAACAAAATACGTAGGAACAGAAGGATTGGCAATCGTAGCGGCAAATATTCCAACCATTCTTCCTGTGGGCGGAGAACCAGTACCAACCACAGGTAACTTAACTATTACAATTAATGGTATTGGTGTTCGAGGTACTATCGGTGCTAATGTAACCATCTCTGGTATAAATCAATCAATTACAAAAACCACTACATTTAATAATATTCCAGCGGGTACTTACACGGTTACACCAAATGTTGTCACAGACGGTGGTGTAAATTATAATCCAACTGGTGGTGGTCAAGTTGTTGTGTCACCAGGACAAAATGCACAAATTGTAATCGAATACACAAAACAATCACCTCCTGATGCAAATACAATACAAATAGTTAGTGTTGCTGACGCAAACGGTAATACAGTACAACAAGGACAATTGGTAACCGTTGGTGACAGAATTGTTGTGGTAGCAAATACGTTTAGAAATGGTATTCTTGCAAATATTGGTGACGTTCAATTTACGGCAAATAATACACAAGAAGGTACACAAGTTGTATCTGCCAACGCAAATGGTACGTATAAGACAGTATTTACAGTAACAGAAGCAGGTTCAATTAGTATAAGTGCATACAATCAACTAGCAGGATCTGTAACTGGACAAATAAGCTCTATAGCACAATCTACATATACAATTAGAGTTTCTGCACCAGAAAAACTTGTGGCGGGACAATGTGCACCAATAACCGCTGTTGTGTTGAAGGATGGTGTAGAAACTAATATCGCTGTCGAAATAGATTTGGGTAGTGGAGTTGGTCGAATTGGAACAGAACCATGCGCATTACCAGTAACAGCATCTCCGGTACAAGTAACACCTGTAACAGAATTTATACCAGCGGTACTACAAACTACGACACCACTATTAACGTTAGAAGCTGCGGCACAAACTGGCACGGCAACAGGCGGTACAATAGTAGATACAGGTGCTTTAGGTGTTGGAGGAGGTGGTGTTTCTGTAGGTGGGGAATTCGACCAATTAGCGCTCATAAACCAAGGTACTAATGCAATTTAAGGTAAATTAATATGACTATTACACGATATATAACCGCAGATGGAGTTGGTGTACTTTCATTGGTCGCTAGAGCGGTTGATCCTAACGGAAACCCAATTACACAAAAATTCACCATCACCGCAAACCCACTACCAGAATCGCAAAAATGCTATAATGCGGTTCTTGCATTAGGTACTGTACAAGGTGATATAGAATCTGCTTGTGCACAATTTGGTACATTCAACACTTATTATCTAGGCAATCCACGAAGTACAGTATATAAAACAGATAGTTGTTCTGAAATTATAGGTAATGGATTTTACAAAACGGAAGATGGAAATTGGGTTAATATCAGCAATGGTAGAATTGAACAACGTGGATTATGTAACACGGTTTCTGTAAGAGCTATACCAGAAGCTCCACCATTACCAATTAGTTTACCTGGTGGGCAAACGATGGAAGTGTTTATACCAAAACCAACATTTACGGAACCAGCACCATCATTAGTACCACCACAACGAGACATTGTACCGCAAGGTGGTTCTTCGCAACGAGTAAAACCAACGGTAGTTGCTGGAAGAACAGTAAAAGAAGTTCCGTCAAGAAATCCGGCAGAATTAATAAAACAAGCACAATCGTTAGGAATCACTGTGCGTTCCGATGAAGCTTCTACTGTTTTACAAGGAGCGCGTGGATTACTTAAAACAACTCTTGAAATAGCAAAACTTCGAAGAAAAGTAGAAGTGGAACTTGAAAGACGAGAAAAAGCAGCAAGAGCAACAACCACTACACAAACATTTAATCAATCACAACAAGGAACTGGTGGAGTACAAGTAGCAGACAATCGTTTTGATATATCCACAATCCCCGATACAGAACAAATATAATAAAATATGGCACTTGAATCTGGCATTAAGTCACTAAAGACAGTAGTTGCAATTTACGAAGCAGACATCGATACAGCAGAAAAATCTGTGTCGTTGCAACTTCAATTGCAACCATATGATCCTGTTGTATTAGATTTACGTTCTGCATTAATATCTGCACTTTCCAAAGGTGTATCTTCAAAGGTACGCGCATATACGGACAAGGAACGATTTTTAAAAACTTTGTTGAACTTTGGTGATGATACTCAACGTATCATTACAAATTGGAGACTAGACCCCAACGATTCTAGAAAACTTTTAGTAAAATTATTAACACCACTTGAATTTAATTTAGATGTAGGTAATACATTATTTTTAAGTCGTGAAATAGCAAATACAGTTGTAGATACAATTAAATTAGAAGCACCACCACAACCAGATAATATATCTGTATTTTTACGTACAGCAAACGTAAGACCAACTGATATAGGTATTTCTAATACAGGATCGTTAAGTATATCCGACCGTGATCGTTTGTTGGGTAGTCAATTTTTCCCATTACTTACAGGACCAAACAAACCGTCGATAGGACTGGGGCCAAACAATACTGAAATAATCACTTCTACTCTCGGAGATATTGATTTACTTAATACTCATAATCGTAGAATTGCAAATCAAACACTGACAAGTATTGGAATAAATCTAGAAGGTACAGAGGATGAATACGGTGGATATTCATTTAAAAATGAACTATTACGTAGATGGTATACTGACGATTATCGTTCGGTAGAGTTAAATGTTGATTATACCAATTATGCAAATTTCATAACTTATAGTTCTGCAAAATTGCGACTAGATGCATTTAAACAAAAAATTACAAAACTTCGTGAACTAGAAACAAAATCTAGATTCTACTCTACAGGTACAACGGGTTCAGTATTTGGTTTTTCACAAACAGTTATTGATGTACCAACTATATATTCAACCGACACAACATTAGCAAGTCCTGTATTAATTGATGAATCGGGGTCGGCATTAGTAACTACAGGATCTACATTGACCATTTACGCAGTCGATGCATTACCATCTGCAGCAGCGTATTTGGTAGAGGGTGCTAAAGAAGCAGCACTTGAAATAGAAAATATTATCCGTAGTTTTGATGGATATGAACGATACTTGTTCTATGAATCTGGTAGTGCATATAGTGCAAGTGTATACTGGCAGATGAACAATACAGAATACAACCCAGACGGTACTTGGCCAAAGAAAGATCAAGACGGTAATTTATATACACCAACGAGTATACAAGTTGAAAATTGGTATGAAATACAATCGGCAATCGCACAACGATATGACGATAATAATATAAACTTATTATCCAACGCAATTCCACAATATTTGCAAGACGATTTGGGTTCACAAGATTTTATTAAATTTACTCAAATGATAGGTCATTTGTTTGATAATATCAAACTGTATATTGACCAAATGCCGAACATATACGATAGACGAGTAAACGCCACAGAAGGATTGTCGCAAGATTTGGTGTGGAATGTTGCAAAGTCATTTGGTATATCACTAACAAACCCAGAATCAGCTGCCTCATTATATAACTTCACCACAGATGGAAGTGTACCAAAACGACGAGAGCAAGTAACTGAATTATACAAACGTTTCTTACACAATGCACCATATTTAAACAAAATCCGTGGTACAGTTAACGCATTAAAGACATTACTTAATATTTTTGGTTTAAATGAACAAGTCATCGGTATCAGAGAAACGGATACAACAAGTACCGGTAGTTATGAAATATTTGATGAAGTAACTAACGCACTCAACTTTAATACGGGATCGTATCTCGTATTGCCGATGAGTGGTGCATTACAACGCGGAACGTACACCTTACAATTTAGATTTAATAATTCAAAACAAGAAAATACTACTTTGGGTGTAGGAGACACAGGAGTACCATCTGGTTCTTGGACTGTTGAATTAGCAACGCATCCTTCATCGTCATCACCAATGGGACGAGTAGTAGTCAAAGATACAATTGGTGAAATATTACTAAGTAGTAGTTATACGGACATCTTTAGTGATGAAGATTACTATGATGTAATGCTTCGATACACAGTAAATACCGTAGATTTACTAGTAGCACACTCTGATGGAGAGGAAATTACCTATTCATCAAGCATGAGTACAACCGGATCATACTTATGTGATGCGTGGAAGGTAACACAAAACTTCTATTTGGGTGGTTCTGGTTCATTAAGTTTGAATAACTTTAATGGACTGGTAGATGAAGTACGTGTTTGGGGTGAGCAAATCACCGATGAAGTATTTTATAACCAAGTTTTGGACCCAGGTAGTTTTGTTGGAATCGATTACACATCACCAGTTGAGAGATTGTGGATTAGATCATCGTTCCACAAACCAAAAAATTTATGGTCTGGTAGTATAGCTAACGAATCACCATACTTTAACAAAGAAGGATTCCCATTCTCCCCACCACCTGCAGGATCTCCAGCAGGTCCGTTG